TAACGACACAGCAGGGGTTCTTGGGGCAGTCAATCACTCTGCATGGGGAACACACATCCCAGGCTATGGTGGAGGTAGTTCTGGATTTGGCGCGTCTATTACAACGCCACAACAAGGCGGTACCACTAACGTTCAAATCAGTGTCAACATTGCTCAAGCATCACAGGATGAAGCAATAAAGTTTGCAAAGAAAGTTCAAAGCATCATCGAAGAAAACAACAACATCTCTATGATGGGAAGTAGATAATGGCCCAGTCATTACAAGACCTACTGAATAAAGCCAAGGCTGCAAACGCACAGATTGATGCTAACAACACGGCTTTAAAGACTGCTCAAGCAGCAGTAACTACTGACACAAAAAAGTTAAGTGATGCACAATCTGCATTAAACAAAGCCAATGATGCCTTAACTAAGGCAAGTCAAACTAAGTCTTTTGCGGAATTGAAACTCAAAGAGTATTGCCAGCCATATGTTGCTGGTGGGTTAAACAATCCCTTTGGAAACTTAGGAAATTACTACATCTATGATGCTGCAGTTTATACAAAGGCTCCTGCAGGTCACACATTAACTCAACCTGCAGACCTTCCTTCAACTTACCAGAACCAATACATAAGTTTAAAACTTGCTTATGAAAACACTAAAACTGCATACACTGCTGCACAAGCCGCTCAAGTTAAAGCCCTGTCTACAGTGAACACGTTATTGCATAATCAGAGTGTGGATCAGGATTTTGTAAAAAAAACTTTACTGGCAATTGCAGCAGGAAAATCTTTGCCAGTATTAGACAAGAGCCTGTATAACGGAAACAATGGCGGTACAAACTGGAACTCTGACCAAGGCGGAAACCCTCCTCCCCCAGTAAAGGGTGATCCAGCACCGTTTAAGTACAACGCACCGATGACCAGTTCATCGTATTTAAAGTTTGGTCCTCAAGTTTTGTCTGCTAAAAATGACCAACTCATAACTAACCCAGGATATTGGACAAATGCGCAAAACGCGTGGAGACCTGGAGCAGACGGCACGTTCAGTGGTGCAAAAGGCGCTATTCAGATGAGTCAAGAGTTGGCCTCTGATGTGAGCCGCAACACTAGTGCTACAAAGAACAACAAAGCAAATGGACTTATTAACGACACCAAGCCATACGGGTTTAAGTTTCTTTACAATCCTACATCGGTAGGTATGTCTTGGGGAATTGTTGAGTCCTTTTCTCCTCAGTTTGAGCAGAGTGGTCAAGATATTGCTACGGCTGTAGGTAACGGATTGCTTGCAAGCACTGTAACTTTTTCTTTAATTCTTAACCGAATTGAGGACATGCAGTACATAAAAGACAGTTCAGGAGCGTTTATCACAAACAACGCAACGCCGTACCCTAGCGCTGTAGATCCTGTAGAACGTGGACTGATTTACGATCGTGGAACTATGTACGATCTAGAGTATCTTTTTAGAGCAACAGGTGGGTACAACTCTCAATACAAATCTACAGTTGGAGGAATTACTACAGCAGATAAAGGTTGGTTAATGCCTATGCCTGTAGAACTTCACCTTGGCGCAAACCTTCGTTACTTAGTTCGTGTTTCTTCGTTGGAAGTCAATCACGCCATATTCAATGAGCGTATGGTTCCAATCTTTACTACGGTCAATTTAACCTGCACAAGGTACTACGACAACATCAGTATTACTGCCTCTAACATATCAGGAGCAACCTCATGATTTATTCAGACAGCCGATACACTACCCCAATACAAAATGTAGATGGAACAATCCCTAAGGCGTGGGATGAACGACGCCAGGAATACCACATCATGATCTTACGTACTTGGCCTACTTTTGTTAACAGGTTTTATACCTATGAGTGGAAAGACGGCGATCGTTTAGATAATGTTGCTAACAAATTTTTAGGCAACCCCCAGTTTTGGTGGAAGATTATGGATTTAAATCCAGAGGTCATCAATCCGACACAGATAACTCCAGGAACACTGTTGAGGTTGCCAAGTGCTTGATCCAGAACGCCAAGGTAAATTTGCAAATAGTTACACAGTAAATTTTCCTGACTATCCTAGTTTTAATACTCAGCCTAAAAAACTGATTTTAATTCAGCACATCAATAACCATGATGTGATGATCTTAAAGTTTCAATATTTTAACTCTTTAATAGCGTCTTCCTTTAAAACGGGTACCCCTGTAGAGATCTCTTGGAACAATGACAAGTCAACAAAAAAGTTTATAGGGTATGTATCTCACATTCAATACCCAACTACTCAAATTTTAGATAGGTATATTGAGATCGTCTGTGTAGGGGGATCCTACCCACTCAAAGAAGAAGCATCAAAGATCTGGGTAAATACATCTGCATCGCAAGTTGCAATAGAGATCGCAAAGACATTGCACTTAAAGCCTTTAGTGACTTCCAGCAACGTAAAGTTTAGTCAGATATCTATGGCTGGCCATACCTACTGGGAGAAGTTAGTTGAACTTGCAAATCGAATTGGGTATGGAGTACAGGTGCTTGGAGCAGAACTGCACTTCCATCCTATCGACAAGATGATCGATCAGTTTATGACGACTATCCCTGTACTAGCCTTCCTTGATCCATACACAAATTCTAATGCTGCCTTTAGTGTTCAAACACTGGACTTCTTTGAGTCTAAGTTAGGTGACTTTGTAGAAAAACATTCAAACAACAGAACAAATAAGATTGTTTCTGGCGTTGATCCAGTAACTGGAAAAGTTTATAAGTCCAATTCTTCACCTCATCTAATGGGATCTAAGTTGCGCCAAACTGTTAAGGCTCCTTTATTTAACAAGGTTGAAGCAGGGGTTGTGGCCAATAGTGAATCCATAGTGAAAGCCTTATCTGAAGGAAAGGCGCACCTATCCCGTTTATCTATTCCTGGAAAAGGAGCATCTCAGGGAGATCCTAGAATCTCTCCTTGGGGCACAATCGAACTTCGTAATACAGGAACTCACTCCGATGGGTTTTGGATTGTCACATCCACAAAGCATGAGATGCATATAGATGGCAGGTATATGGTCGAGTTCTCTTGCGCTACTGATGGCGTAGGTTCTAATCAGCCTAGTGTTACACGACCTGGAACCGCTGGAACAGTGCCCGCTGTAAATCTTGGGAGCGGTACAACAGGGACTAACGCAAATCACTCCTATACACTAAGTGGAGCAACCACAATCATAGACCAAACAAACACAGGGTTTAATGTAACTCCAAGAAGATGGGTAGGTATCTGATGGCTAACGAGATGGCTGTTACCTTACCTTTTACAGTGGACTACTCTGGTAAAATCTCTTTTACTCAAGATCAGAAAGTAATTTGGGCTGACAGAGTTAAGTCGGTAATTGGTACCGCAGTTCGTGAGCGCGTGATGCGGCCTACTTTTGGAACGTTAATTCCGTATGCCTTGTTTGACTCACAAGACGACGCCATTGGGGAAATACAAGTAGAGATACAAAAGGCATTTAATAGGCAGTTACCTAACCTAACGCTGCAAGAAGCAACCGTATCTGTGGACTCGTACACAAACACGTTCACTGCAAACGTGGTTTACTCACTACCTAACAACGTTCAAGTGTCAACAAACCTTGGAGTAATTTCATTAGCAGGATCTAACCCACCATATGAGGAGATATTGTGACAACACAAGTTTCTACTATCCCAGTTTCCGTAGACTATACCTCTAGGGATTATTACTCTCTAAGAGAGCAATTGATTGCCAGAGTACAGGCACGCATCCCTTACTGGACGGCTACTGACCCTTCTGATTTTGGGTTGGCGTTTGTTGAGGCTATGGCTTACATGGGAGATCTGATCTCCTACTACATTGATAGAAATGCTAATGAGAACTCTATTTACACCGCAACCCAGCGCAATAGCGTTTTAAATATTGCTCAAACTTTTGGGTATAACCCAGCGGGGTATCGTCAGGCCTATGTGACTTTGACATTCTTTAACTCTGGAACTACAGACCAAACCATACCAGCAGGAACAGTTGTATCAGGGCAAGTCACAACTGGAGATGTTGTACAGACTTTGTACTTTACAACTAACTCTGATGTAGTGGTTGCTAGTGAAACATCAAATACTGTACTAGCAACAGAAGGACAACTTGTCACTGTAGTTTCTCCTACTTCTTTGCCAACGTATGGAGAACTCATTGGGGTATCAGACGGGTCTCCCAACCAGTCGTACGCTGTCCTGCACTCTCCAGTAGTTGATGGCTCTCTTCAGGTGTATATCCAAGACGGTGATATCTATTCTCAATGGAACCAAGTTACTCACATTACTGATTATGGTCCTTCTGATTTAGTCTACACAACATCTTTTGATCAAAACAACAACGTCTACATCACGTTTGGTGATGGAGTGTCTGGAGCAATCCCTGTTCCATATTCACAAATCCGTGCCAACTACATTGTGGGTGGAGGAACTGTTGGAAACATTGGTACTGGAATTGCTACCAACATCAACTATGTTCCTGGGTTAACTGACTCTCAAGTCACTGCTCTTAAAGGAACTATCACTGTTACAAACCAAACCTCTGCTATTGCTGGATCAGATCCAGAAAGCACAGATCAAATTCGTATTTCTGCACCAGCATCTTTGCGTGCGGCTAATAGGGCTGTGACGTTAAAGGACTACAGCAACCTTGCGTTGACAGTTAACAACGTTGGCAAAGCAAACGCTAATGCTGAAGTGTGGACATCAGTAACTTTGTATATTTCTCCTACACGAAATGTAGGAACTACCGATCTTCAACCTGGTTTAAACCCAGATTACTCAGTCTCTTCGGAGTACACCACTCTGGCAAATAATGTATCTACCTTTATGGCAGATAAATTACTAATAGGTAGTTCTCTTAGCATTCAACCTCCTACTTATGTGGATGTGGTGTTGTCTATTCTATTTGCACTTGACCCAAAATATAAGCAGTCAGATGTTACAAACTTGATTTTGTCTACTTTAAATGTCATATACGGGTACAACGGAGTCTCATTCCAACAAACTATTTACCCTCAAGACATTGAGGCAGTAGTCAATTCTCTTAACGGTGTTAAGACAGCACGAGTAAACTTCTTGTATCGTGCATTGGTGCCTGTGACTGCAGCCGCTGCATCTGGAACCGCCATCACCTACACAACCAGCAACCCGCATGGCCTAAGCGTGGGTTCTACTGTCACTGTCACAGGGTTTACCCCTAGTGGCTACAACGTTACGGTTGCACCTGTAACGGTGGTTGATGACTCTACGCACTTCACTGTGGCAAGTACTCAAACTTCAGGAACTGCAACAGGTACTGGAAACTTCACCGCCTACTCAACCTTGGTGGGAGCAGCCAACGAGATCTTCCGATTCCAAGTAAGTAACATCAATATTGGAACGATGTAGTGGATGATATTAAGCGTTACTATGGGGTGTATAGAGGCGTAGTCCAAGACAATAAAGACCCTCAGTCACAACGCAGACTTCGTGTGTCTATCCCACAAACAACTGGCGCAGAGGTAACGGATTGGGCATGGCCAGTTGATCCTGCCAGTATCTCTCCTACCGTTCCTGTTATTGGACAGGGTGTTTGGGTTTCGTATATTGGAGGAGACCCTGAGTACCCGATTTGGATGGGGACTTTTGGAACTAACCAAGGTAAAAATAAAAAGATATCTATTAAACCTTTAGACAATACAGTTTCATTGACATCTATCTCAAGTTACCTTGTAACGGTTACAAATCCTGACGGAACTACTGAGGTGGATTTGACTGCATCGTTACTTTCTATGGCGCAAAAATTGGTAAACCTTGAAACAAGAGTCCATACTCTAGAGATAACCCCAGACATAGACCCAAGTTAAGGCAGTAAATTGGGGGCAAACCAGAGAAAATACAAGTCTAAAGGCAGAAAGGCAGACTCATGACTGCGTACTATCCAAGTAACGTCAAGAACGACTTTAGCACAAAACTAAACTTCATCACCACTGTTCAGGCTGCAGACGTTAACGACCTTCAAAGTGAAGTCAGCGCGGTTGAGTCTAACCTTGGTACTAACATCACAACTGGCTCTGGTTGGGTGGGTGTCTTTGATAAGGTCACTACTAACTGGTCTACCCTTAAGGCTCGTCTTGCCAACATTGAATACGGAATTAACGAAGCCCTTCTGACAGGTAATCCAGCAGGAGGAACTATTGGACAAGTCCTTACCAAATCTTCAGGAACAGATTACGATTACGCTTGGTCTACTATCAACGCTTTGCCTAGCCAATCAGGTCAGGCTGGCAATTACTTAACAACAGATGGAACATCTGCTTCATGGGCAACCCCAGAAGCAAGCATCAATC